TCCACCATTCTTCATGGTGGCCGATTTTAGCACCATCAACGAGTTCATCTATAAGATTAATTTGTTTTTTAATCTCTAATGCAGATTTGCATTTTGAAATAACATAATCGAAAATAATTTGTTTTAATTCTTCATCGTTTACCGTTTTATTTACATTAGTAAATTCCATTGATAAAGTTAAGCCTCTACCACTAAGTTCACATTTATAATCATTATATTCTACATTAAATACCATATTACTACCTAACACTAAAGCCATGAGTCTTTGCGTCATAAAACTCCTGCCAGTATTTTTCCCTTTCGCTTAGTTTTTCTTCTTCTACTTTTTCAATAACTTCAAAACTGAAGTTTTCTATTCCCTGCTTACGCATAGCAGGGTATAATAAATTGTTTGTTTCGGTTTCTACGCCAGCAGCACGCTTAAAATGACTAACCCAGCGATTCCGAATATCTACACTCTTACCAATATAAATGCGACCGTCCAACTTACTTGTAATGCGGTAGATGCCGCTTACCTTACCATCACCCACTACACGGCTGAGTAGTTGCTTGATCTCCGGGGCGTAGTATATTTCGTAAATCGCCTTTAATAGTACCGGTCGAATACGAGGGTACCGTGATGCGATCGTTTGGAGATCTGCGATCTCCAAGCGATCGGTGTCGTCCAGTTGGAGATTGTATTGGTTTTGTTCGATTGCCATGCGGCGAAGTGCCTCGGTGGCGGATATTTGAGAAGAACGCATTTGCAAGAGAATAGATTTGTATTTTTCAATTTCTACTTTTTGGTTAAGTAGTTCTTGTTGATGTTGTTCTTCGCTTTGTGCAATTTTGGTCTCTAGTGCGGCGACTTGCAATTTCCAGATATTCATTTCTCTTTCTTTCATTTCCTGTAATTCTTTTAAAGTAAGCTCTAATTTGATTTGCTTATATTCTTCAATAATCCACTCTACTTGTCTTTTTTCTTGTTCAATATCAATAGTTGGAACTGGTTGCGGCGGTACCTCAATTTTAGGTTCTGCCGCATCAGGTGGTTTGTCCCGATAAGAAGAAAGCTCCCTTTCGAGAGCCTTCCTACTTTTCCAATAGGATATTGCAAAGATAATAGCAAGGAGAATAGAGGTAGCTTGAAGAACCATTAGCACGGTGTTTGTCATAAGTTTGCTCCTTATAGTAAAATAAATAGGAGGGTTCCAAAAATTTTTGTGCTCAGGTTCCTACTGAACCAGATTTACTCTTTTTTGACTTTGGATTCTCTATTCCTTTCTTTTCTTTACATATATATTATATCATACTGCGGCGAAAAAGTCAATTTTAGGAATGTCAAATTTTTTCTACGCAAACTTTATCTAAAATTTGACTCCGCACGACTAATAGTAGTATAATATATATAGGATAAGAATATACTTATCAAGGAGTAAAATAAAATGCAAGTATCAAAAGGAAAATGTCCAAAGTGTGGCAATCTAAACTACATTCTGCCGACAAATAACCCTTTGGTTGATGGAATTTGTAATTCTTGCTTAAATACAAAACTTGATGCGGGGAAGGTGGAAGATTTTGCTTTCTTCTGTCGCACCTATAATATTCCATTCCAGCCAAATTTATATATGAGCTTATACAAGCAATATAAGGGGTTAGTATTTACAAAATATGTTGAAAGCATTAACATTGATGCTTATACAGATAAAACAACCGAAATTTGGCCGCAAGTTGAAAGAGAATGGTCCAAAGTTAAGACCTATAGCGACATTGTTCTAAAACTTCCAGAAGTTAGAGCTTCTTTTGAGGAACGAGCTAGAGTGAAGTGGGGACATGATTATACTTTCGCAGAATTAATTCAACTTGAAAACCTTTTTATCAATACAATTAAAGTACACAATATCACGGACCCTATGCGGCTTGACGCAATTAAAAAGTCATGTAAGATTTCAGTTAAGATTGACGCCATGATTGAAAGCGGAGACGCAAAAGCAATTAAAGAGTATACGGGGGCTTATAAAGATTTCCTTAAAACCGCTCAAATTGACGAACTAGGTCAAGTTGCAAACGAGGGGACAATTAAAACTGTTGCCGACCTATACAAGTATATGGAAAAGAATGGTTTTGAATTTACTTTCTACGATAAAGAAGAAAGAGATATTGTTGATAAAACACTTAACGATATTAAAGAATCAATACGCTATCAAATCTCAAATGCTACCGGTATTGATTTAAAACTACAAGAAATTACTAAAAAACACAGAGAAAAAGAAGAAACCGAAGCAACAGAGGAAGCTGTAAAAGAAAATCCTCTTGATAAACTTATTGCTTCTGAAGATTATTATGAAGAACTTGAACTAGAAGCAGATAAAGAATTTGAGGAAGAAGAATTAGATTTAGAGTATGATGAGGATTAACAATGGAATTTTTCATTGAACCTGAAATTCAAGATTATATAGATTTTATTGGAGACGCTGATTTAGTAGGAGAAAACATTGTTACTCCTTCTAGAATAGATAGAAACTTTAATAAAGTTGGTAAAGCCTTGAATACATTATTAGCATACCCTGATTTATTAGTAGATATTATTGTTCCTCATGAATCACAGTTCAAACTTCATTTTTATCAAAGACTAATATTAAGATCAATGGCTCGCCACCGTCAAAGCTATACAGTAGCCACACGGGGAGCTTCAAAATCATTTAACGCATCATTAAGTAGATACTTAATGTCAATGTCTGTGCCGGGTCACCGCACCTTCGTATGTACAGATATTAAAGAACAAGCCGTTGCGATTGCTCGTCAGACTATTGAAGACGACTTATGGGTAAAATTCCCACTTCTGAAAAATGAAATGGTGAAGTTGCCGCAACCAGGTAAACCTCCTCGCCAACCATTTATTGTTGGTAAGGGATATGCCAGTTATGAGTTTACTCATGGCGGAGAATATGACGTTATCTCGGTAGATACTGCTCGTGGTAAACGCCGACATTCAGGTATTATTGAAGAGCTTATTGAACAAGACGCAGTAAAAATTAACGAAAAAGTTATTCCAGTTATGAATATTGGGCGTAGAAGTTTAAGAGGGAAGTTTGTCGAAAGTGAGCCTCATGCCCAGAAGATATATGTAACGACCGCTGGATATCAGGGGACGTTCGCATTTGATAAGTTTATTGAGACACTATGTCTAACAGCAATAGATCCCGATAACTATATGGTTATATCATTAACATATAAAGTTCCTATGATGCACGGACTCATTCAAGAGTTGAGTATTCGAGAACTAAGATCACAACCAACCTATGATGCTGATTCTTTTGCAAGAGAGTATGAAAGCAAATGGTCTGGTGCGATGAAGGGTGCGGCGTTCAGCTACACCACAATGCAAAAAGTAAGAAAGATTTATCGTGCTGAATATAAGGCTGCCAAATCACAATATAAAGAATTTTATGTAATAGGAGCCGACTTAGCGAAAGACGGTTCTGCAAGGATTGCGGCGGTTGTGTACAAAGTACGACCAAGAGAATTTAACTTTTTATACCAACAAGTAAATGCCTTTACTATTGATACTACTGACTTTATGCAAGTAGCAAACGAATTAAAGAAGGCAGTAATTGCTTATGAAGCAAGAATGTTGGTTTATGACGCCACTGGGGTCGGGGCTCCGATTCGAGATTGGCTAAATAAAGATACACGAGATCAATTTGGTGAGCTGTTGCCGGGTCTTGGTATCATCAATCCTCCTGAAGAATCCAAGAAAGATGTCATTAAAAGACCAGCTCACCTCACTGTTTGTTATGAGATTAAGTCAAGTGGAGTAAAAGCAAGCGATATTAACCATTTATTCTTTAGTCGATTAAAATCCGGTTCAGTGAAAATGTTAGTAACTACAAATGATATACTAAACAAATTAAAAGACAATAAAAACTTTATAAACGCTACTCAAGCAAGACAGAAAGAAATTTTAAGACCATATCAATTTACTGATATTATGCAAGAAGAGCTTCTAAACTTAGATATTGCAGAAGTAAGTGAGAACGGTGGTAATGTATTAAGAGTCAAACGCAGAAATGCGGCGATTCAGAAAGACTTCTTCTCTGCAGCATCATATACTATATATGCTTGTCATAAAGAGATAGAATTAAACTATTATAAGAAAAAAGGTAGTACAGGCCGTAAAGCCTTCTTCAAATTTACGGGGTAGGTGTTAAATGGAAATTGAAAAAAACCAAATAAATAACTTTAAAAAGTACAAGGGCCAAATTGAAAAGCTCTACTCCGATGATAGAACCGTTGCTGGTGCTATGGGAGCTAGAAAACCTTACTCTCGCCCAGACAGTATTAAAACAAGAGAGCAATTAATTAAAGCTGTTGAAGACTCATTAAATGATCCTTTAAGAGCGGCTCAAATATCAGAAACATTATTGGCGACAAACGGCATATATAATGAAATTATACAATATTATGTTAATATGCCGTTATATCGTTATACAGTAATACCAGCACTAACAAGAAAGAAAAAAGACGGTAAAGATATGACTAAGTCATATGCCGATAACTATGAAAAAATTATTAGAGCAGTAGATGGAATTTCTATAGAAGTTATCTACCCTAAAATTTTACTTTTGGGTTTAGTATATGGTATAATATATTTGTATACAGGGATTAATAAAAAAACTGAAACCATTGAAACATTTGTATTACCTAATAAGTATTGCAAAAAAGGATTTGGTACCAGTTATGGAACAGATACCGTTATATTTGATTTTCAATTCTTTTCAGATATGAGATCAGCGTTAGCAAGTTCCGGTTCTTCAAGTGAAAAAATCGAAGAAGAGGACTTCTTAGAAATGATGCCTGAAGATTTAGTCGCTTTATATAAAGTTTATCAAAAAGATCCTACGAAACGTTTTCAGACGTTGGACTCAAGATTTGGTGCGGCGATTTCGTTCTCACTAAGCGGGGTGCCACCTAAATTATTTGTAAACTACGGAGTTGTAGATTACGAAAAAATTAAATCAACTGAAATGGTTCGTTTGAAAAATGAACTTGAAAAAATCTTAGTTCATCAAGTCCCGCACACAACAGACGGCGCTCTAATATTTGAAATTGAAGAAGTATTAGAATTACACGATGTTATGGCTAGAGCTGTAAATGGTTCAGGAGTTAAACTTCTAACCACTTTCGGTAAAACCGACTTGATTGAAATGAATTCAGATAGAACAAAAGAGAATAAGACCCTACAACAGGCCTATGATAACGTGTTCTATTCTACAGGACTTAACCCAGAGATTTTCCGAGGGGAAAGTGCTACAGCAGTAAAAGCCACAATCCAAAAAGATGCGGCTTACGTGTTTAAAATGTTAAATCAGATTACTAATTTCTATAACTTAGCAATTAATAATCTATTCTCGTTTGGTCCTTATGAAGCAAGAATTAACATGCTACAAATTACCGCTTACGATGAAGAAGCAAAAGTTAAACTTTATCGTGAAAATGCCAACTTTGGTATTGGTAAGTTAGAAGCAGTTATCGCCGCAGGAATTAAACAAAGAGATATCGCAGACAAACACGCATTAGAACAATATTTAAATTTAGATTCAATTTTAGTGCCCCTTCAGTCTACTCATACCAATACTCCTGACTCTGTTAACAAAGAAGATGAAGAAAATGAGCCTGAGGAACCTGAAAGAGACGGCACTGAAGAGGTGGACACAAAATGAAAGATGTAAAAGTCTCATTATCTGTGCCTGCTCATATTTATAGTTTCGGTGAAACAAAAGGTTTCACGCAAAATAAATATGTAACCCACGCAAAACTTAAAGTATTTTACGTAGGTCAAACTGGAGACAATCGTGTATTCACAAAACAATTTTCTGATCAATTGTTGTTAACGTTACCGGGAACCCCAGTAGTTGCATATTTTGATCCTGACAAAGATGACTTTGTCGGTCATTACTACGAGCCGTCAGTATTTGGATACGTTCCAGATGCGGCGACAGTAGAATACCTTCAAGAAGGAGATAAATTATTTGCGGTAACTGATGTATTGTTATTCACCGGTCGAGAAGACTCAATCGGAGAGATTGCTAAAAAAATTATTGGAAAACAACACTCCTTAGAACTAGACCCTGCAACAGTAAAATATACTATTGTAAGAGCCGGCGGGAAGATTGATTCAATAACATTCAATGAGGGCCACTTTATTGGATTAAGCGTTCTTGGTGATGATGAACAGCCAGCATTTGGTGGTTCGGAGTTCTTTTCAGAAAGTAGTACACTCTCTATTAGGGAGTTAGGTAAAGTCTATCGTAATTTCTTCAATTTAGACGAAAAAACCGATATTCAAGACCAATCTACTACCTATGAGACAGAAAACGCAGAAACAGAAAACACTCAAATGAGTGAACAACAAACGGAGGTGAAGCTTGTGGATGAAATAAACCTACAAGAAAACTTCACTGAGAGCGAAGAAACTAATTCTTTAGAAAACACCGAAGTAGTAAACGCTACTGAAAAGACTGAAGAAGAAGAAACTGAAACGGAAGTGGTTAATCATACTGAAGTAACTACTGAAGAAGAAAATAAAGAAGAGTTTAATCAAGAGACTCCAGAGGAAGTATTTATTGCTAATCCTTATGAAGATCGAAAGAAACGATTATCTGAAACTTTAAGAAATTTTTATCCGAATGATTCAATCGAAATTGAACAAATGGATGAACAGTCAGTTGTCTACTACTGCTATAGCTATGCTTTAGAAAAATCACTTTTCTATAAAATAGGATATGCAGCAGACGGTGCCGAATTAGTTGGCGACCCAGTAGAAGTGCACAAACGTTACCTTACAACCGAAGAGATAGCACGTGCATTTGGAGATCCAGGAAATATGGAAAGCTCGGAAAGTGAAGTGCAAATTCTCGAAGGAACGGAAAATGCCAGAGAAAACCAAAAAACAGAAGAAGAAAGTGTTGCGATTGCCAACACCGCCGCACTTGATAACGCGGAAAGAGAAGAGCTTAACGCTTATCGCAAAACAGCGAAGTACGCGTTGATCGACAGCTATAACGACTTAGATGTAGCAGTTCGTGAGTCTTTCAAAGAACAACATGAAAAGTTCACACTTGAACAGCTCGATAAAGAACTTGCTTTCGAACTCGTAAAAGTCTTACGCAATCAACCAAAAAATACAAACTATAAAGTATTTTCAATGAATCTACCGGTTGGGTCTAATAAACCTGATACTGTTGAAGATCTCATTGAAAAGTACAAAGATAAACACTAAGAGGTGAATATATGGATTTAACTAATCTTTTACCGAAGTTTAAAATCGTCGAGGTTAATAAGCTTGCTGGTTTGCTTAACGGACACATCGTTGCTCAAGCTCCACACGCTACCGCCGAAGGTTACTTAGAAAACGGTCAAATTTTCTACTTAGGAGCGGAAGCTGATGCAGTTCTCCACGGAGTCGCTGATTTCAAAGCCCAACCTTTCCTACACTACACAGAGGAATTACTTCCTTTCATGAATGGTAACGAATATTTTGCAGTTGAAGTGCAAAATGGAGTCGCTTACCCTCGTCTAATCGGCCTTTACGAAGGTGACGAATTTACTACAAATAACATTGCTAACCTAGAAGGCGTTGGAGCTTTCACTGGTTGGGTAAACAACGCAGCATGGGCAATTGTTCAAAATAATGCTTTAACTTTGGTTAACGCATTACCAGTATCACCCGCAACCTATACCGGCCCAGTATTCCGTGCAGAAAAAGACCGCCTAGCAGCAGGTCAAGTAGCAGCACGCTTAACACTAATTGCTAAGCAAATTGTTGTTTAATAGAGGACTAAAATATGAACATTAATGATTTAAAAGGATTATTAAAAGCTGCGGCAATCCCAACCGTAGGTAACTTTTCAGACGCACAATCAGCTGCTAAAAATGCGTTAATTGCTCACTTCGGATTAGAAGATCTTTCAATCCGTGAAGCAAAAAGATTGGGACCTCAAGTATTCGCTCTTATTGACGAAGTAGTTGAGGAAGTTCTTCCAGCTATGCTAGAAGAAAAAATTGGTGCTTTCGCCGAAGTTAAAACTTTCGGACGTGATGACCTTGTCAAATTCACTATTCGTGGAATGGGTAAAAACCGTGTAGCTCGTGGTATCGTTGCTGGGGCTCGTGGTGGTTTATACCGTGCACGTAGATTAGATGACAAAGACTTAATGCTACCTACTTCTGTTAGAACAGTAGCATACCAAATCACTTTAGAAGAACTATTAAGTGGTCGCCGCACTATTGCCGAACTAGTTGAAGCAATTACTCGTGGATACACTGAAATCGTTTATATCGAAGTTATTAAAGCCTTACGTGCGGCAGTAACTAATGCTCCTGGGGCTAACGTAGTTGACGGAAGCACATTCAATGATGCTGCTTTCAAAGACATTATCCGTGTTGTATCTGCTTATGGACGTCCAGTAATTATGGGATTCCGTTCACAACTAGAAAAATTATCAAATATTTCTCAAGTTTCGGGTTCAAACCCTAACGTCCCTACTGCTGATCTTGATGAATTACGTACTCGTGGCATCATCGGTCTATATTTTGGAACTCCTATTGTAGAACTTCCAAACTATTTTATGGACGAAAGCAACGAACAATGGGTATTCAGTGAAGAAGACTTATTCGTTCTACCTGTTGACGAAAAACCAGTTAAAGTAGCTTTCAAAGGCGAACTTTACACTGCTGAAGTTCCTCAACCTCATGGTGGAGTTGAATATCATGCACACCGTATTATGGGTGTTGGTGTTCTATTCTACAACCACATCGGAATCTTCCGTGATTCTAGTGGAGCAGACGGAGCTTACTAATATAATACAACGAGGAGAGGGTTTCTCCCTCTCCTTTTTCTCTAATTTTACAAGGAGGACTATATGTCTAATAAAACAATTTTTCTTAAACGACTTTCGCAAAATAAGGTTACTCTTCTTTTAGAAGATGCTACTAATGCAGTAATGCCTGCGAAATGGTTCACTATGACTGAAAAATCTCCTCGTATTGCAGTCCCAGCTGGCTATGCTCTCTCTATCTTTGCAAATTCTACACTAGAAAGTATGATGAAACGTAATATTTTTGAAGTGGAGAACATGAAAGATTTAATTGAGTTGGCACAAGAATATGGATTGCTTCACCGAGACGAACAAGAAGTCAAGGAACTTGCTAAACCAAAAAGACCAGATGAAATGTTAATGAGCATCTTAAAAGGTGGGAATGAAGCTAAAATCAGAGAACTGTTTGCAAGCCAAGATAAAAACCGAGCTTTCCAATTAACAGTTGCTAACCAAAAATCTTTATCCATGCAAGTGGTACAGTTGGTTGAAGATATCGTCAAAATCGCTATTATTGAAGAGTAATTAAATGACATCATTTGAGAAGCTATATGATCAGTTTTTAACTACTGTATCAAGCTATACTCTTACTCAGCTTACAAATGACGATATACAAGCTGAATTATTTAATCTAGTTGAAAGATCAATTGGAGCATTTAAATTTCCAAAAGTCTCACTAACTTACCAGTTAAACGAGGTCGACCACATTCATTATTTTGATGAAACATTAACTCAAAAAGAGTTGAATGTTATTCTTGCTTATATGAAATTATTTTGGGTAGAATATCAAATCTCTAACGAGCAAAGATTTTTAACCCAGTACTATGATGATAAAATTAAAACCTTCTCGCAAGGGAACGTTATGGCTCAATTAAATAGGCTACATGAAAATTTCGTAGAGACAGCAAAAAGAACAGAATATGAGTATGGTAGAGTCGCTCAAGATGGAAGACCAAACATAGGAAAACTTAATGTCTAATTATATGGACCGATACCGTAGAAAAATTGCTAGTCAATTTGCGGCGGAATCTAAAATTGGGGATGTTATTTCTTTATCAACTTCGAGAATTAATTTATTCGTAAACAAATTAAATAGAACCATACCTGCTATTTTTATTGCAAATGATAAAGAAGGAATTGATGAAGTTACAATTTATTCATACCCTGAAGACGGTTTAGAAATCGGAGACTATGTTAAATATTATAATAAAGACCACTTTATTTATAAAGAAACAAACAACGCAAAAAGAGAGAACAGCGTTAAGACTCACTTAGCAATAGCTTGTAACGTAGAGTTTAATCATAATAATAAAAGCTATAAAGCTTTCTTCAAAGGAAAATTAAGATCGGTTTCAGAAGATGTACAAAATCTAAGTGAAAAACTTGGAGTATATCTTGACACCTTAAATTTGCTAATGTTGCCGCACGATGGCAATATTAAATATAATGATTTTCTTTTAATAGGAGGCGAAACATATAAGGTAGTTGATGAAGACATAATAAGTAACCCTGGAACTGCCTATTATGTTATAGAGAAAACAACCACTATTAATACCAATAAAGAAACTATAACCTTACATCAGGATTTTACTCCTGAAAATGTATTATATTCTAATACAACACACTCTATTACAACAGAGGGCGGGTATATCTTATTCGACTCTCCTGTAGAGATATTGAATAGAACTTCAACATTAATTAGTTTCAAAGTTCCAAAAAACATAACCTCTCTTTCAGTAACAACTAAAGAAGCAGGAGTCAATAAAACGACAGTATTTAGCGTTAGGGGGTAAGTAGATGCTACAAAATATCGAATCTGTTCTATATG